CTGCCACTTGGAACAACAACCGTCATCCCCGACGATGGCGCTACCCTCAAGCCATCTCCCACTATCAACGCCTTTCCCGCGTCAAACAGGCTCATCCGGGCCATAACGCCTAAGTCCCTGTACGCTAAATCTCCTATTCTCTTCATCACGAGGTCACTCTCTATCTTCTGCCCCGCGCTCATGTTCATCGTCCTTAAGTCTCTCATATATATGTTCCTATACTGTGGATTCAATAATCAGGATATAGCTAATTCCGGCTGCTATAATTTTTGATAAAATATCCTAAACCGTCCAGATGTCTTCGGCATCGGTGTCATATAATGTAATCTGGATACTAAAATATGAACTATCATAATTTTCGGCTATTGCAGGAACCCAGACAACTATCGTTCCATCCGGCATCGTAAATGTTCCACCCGTATATATATCGGCGAAACAAAAATCGGCGTAAGCGCTACTTGTCAGTACGTTCGTAATTTCAGGTTCAAGGCTGGAATACGGCCGCAACCAGTAAATAATTGCGGCCCTGCTTACTTTTTGCTGAAATACCGTGGCAATAGTACGATTGACCCATTCCACGTCGCTTTCATCTTCAAGCTGGAGGCTATTAAAAAATTCATTAAGCTGATATTTCAGAAATTCTGCCGTAGCCTGGTCGATATATAGCTGTTTTATCAGAGTAATAGAAAGAAATCGCAGGTATTCAATCTGACTCGCGATTGCCCCGATGTCTATATCCGTAGGCCTTGTAATAGTTGCGGGAATAGTCCCGTCTTTATCACAGATCAGGCTTTTATAAACGGGATCATTGATATTAAATAATGCGCCAAGATTATTATTTATTCTATCCGTGATCATATTAAACCGCCGTTGCGATTGATACCGTTACCGTTACTGTCCCGCCTGTCCCGGTTCCGGTTTTTGAGAATTCGTTATCGTTTATTGCGATATTTATTGCTGGGCTATTGATCACAATATCATATACGGCCGCATTCGCATTCTTGGATACTCTTACGATTTCACTTAAGAGTACGTTTTCGCCTAATCCCCTGGTATTGATATATTGTTCGACTGCCGTTTTTACATCGTTTTGTATCTCAGTCAAATCGACATTTACGTTGGGCAACCTATATATGGCAATAGATACGTCAACAGGCACGATCACAGGCGCGGCGATAAGATAAGATATTCCTTCCGCGTTTTTACCCGGATAATTCAGAAAATCATTCGGATCCCCGTATAATACCTTTTCCACCTCAGCGAGTAATGCTGCTGATAATGTTCCTGAACCTGAGCCGTCGTCTACGATTATGGTATTACTCCCCTTAAATGGATATGATGTCCTCATACCTACGCTGCGAACACCGGATATTCCACGCAATGCCGATAATATTCCTTCTTTTGTACCGGCATTGAGTGCGTTTACCGTTTGTTTGAATCTTGTCTTTCTCGCTGAATCCGTTTCCTCTGCCGCGCCTCCGGCAAAAGCTGTGTCATTGATGACATAATCAATACCAATACTGGAATTGATTGATCCCTTGCCGTTCAATATATCTATCGCAGCGGCGACAATATTCCCGTCTGTTCCGGCAAGACTTGCCTCGGCGGCTATGGATACGCTTGCCGCGCCTGCTAATAATGTGCCGTCAACTGTAGTTAAAAAAGTATTCTGATCCAGGGATACGGAAAAGCCTGTTGTGATAGGAAGTGCAAGATCAGTCGCCAGACAAATATCAAATCCGGTGGCATTGAGGTAATTGACCTCGCCGATAATTTCTTCCGCAGTATATTGATATAAGTCTACGCAATCGATGTCACCGTCTCCGACAAGAGTTGCAGACCAATTCGTCAGCGCGTCAATTGCCGCGACTAAATCCGTAAGCGTAGGATAAATGGAATAATCAAAACTAAAGGCATCGCCGGGCGCGCCTATACAAGCGGCTCCGAATAAAGCAGCAGTATTCGTAATCTTAGCGCTTGATCCCGCGCCTGTGTATTTTATCCATAACGCGGGTTTTCGGAATAGCCGAAGAAATCCCTGGGCCTTTAATTCTCCTATTTTTCCGAATCCAAAGCCTTCATAAAGCGCGACTGGAATAGCTTTGTATATAGCAGTTTTGAAATCCATGCTGATGCTGGATATGATTTCGGAATTGGATTCAAGCAATGCTCGCGGACGCGAACCCGCGTTGAAATCGGTTAATCCTACGTTATCGGCGAGGATAATATTCCGATACATCGTATATAATTGTTCTGCCGTGTATACTTTTAATATGTCTGCCATTATACGCTGACCTCTCTCGTTTGATCGGTATTGATAAAAAATATTTTTACGGGTACGGATAATGTCTCGCCGTCCCATTGTAATTTATCGAGTTGCATTTGCGCTGATTCTACGCGGGGATCACTTTGAATCTGTGTGATAACATCCGTGAGATAGCGGTTGATCTTGACAGGCATCGGCGTAGCATCCTCGTCGATTGCGACAGTGCCCCAATTCGGATTCAGGACATTAAGCGATCCCTTTCTATTCTGAATTCGATTTTCTATGTTGGCGATAACATTATCTACGCCTGTTTGTAATTGCAAATCGCCTTTGCCTGAGATTATGAAATTATTATTCAAATCCAAAGCAAATTCAGTACCAAACATAAATTTATTAAGATCGGAAAAATCAGCCTCAAAGACAAGATTGTCTGCGCCCCTGCCTATCGCCGTAACAGGAAATGGTATTTTGATTTGAGTCCCGATAAAAGTTTCATCGATGAGATCGTTTTCGGTGATGCTGTTAAAATTCAGGATACGGGTAAATTGCTCCTGATCGTGATAGAATCGTTGCGCCAGTATGCGGGCATTATCTCCCTGCATGATCGTGTAATAAAAAAATGCGCTTACATTCTCAGCTTTTCCCGCGTTATCTGAGGAAAATTGCTCCTCTGATAATGTGTAATCATCTGCGTCGGCGTAGTATCTGAATTCATCGATAACAACTATTGAATTCAATATACCCTGCATGGATTGCGCCTGAATCTTTATCTTTTGCACGGCGTTATAAAAAGACAATAAATCAATATCAACGATGTCGTCAATGGTTGCGGTCCCGCTATCATATAAAATTTTCTGCGCCGGAGACAAAAAAGTATTCAAAACTTCAGTCTCGGCATTTGCTATATGTGTCAGTAATGTCGTTATATAAAGGGGCAAATTCTCCGATGCCGTGGATTGCCCGGACTGGATCAGCGTATTCTCCGCGTCTATGAGTTCGATGTAATTATTTATTTCTGAAATCGTATTCAGAAAGGCGTAATTATATCCTATCTCGGATTGAATATCAACGGATAATGTCTCGAAATCAATTTGCTGCAACATCGTATTCACGGTATCAACTGATTCATTTGTGGTTGGTTTAACCGATACCCGCATATCCGTATTTTTCTGAAAGTCATCGGGTTCGTAACATTCTATTTCAATAGTGTATTCTATCGCGATATGTTTTTGATCGGATTGAGAAGACGAAAAAGAAGCAATTCTGGCATAGAAATGATCGTCCATATCGTAGTCATGGAATATCAGTCTGATCTCGTCGGATAACGCCCCGACTTTATTTTTTATCTTGCCGGAAACGACTTTATATAATTGCGCAATCTGCGGACTCACAGATGTCAGGGTAACAGGCGTACTGACGCGGGCATTGCTTGTCATGGTGTAATCGCGGTATCGGATCAACATCCATCTCAGTTTAAGGAATTCCTCCATGCCTGATAATAGATTCGGCAATCCCGCGTTCTCCCGCGCAACCGGATTATCAGGACTCCCGATGTAGGGGAAATATAATTGACCGGATAAATTTATTTTTTTGGTAGCGTTCCCGCCGTCGATGTTGTAGTTCCCTCCCAGGGTAGGGACAACGGCGGAGCGAGTCGGCTCGGATACAGTTTTATTTTTCGGAGGCGTGAAAAAGAAAATTTCAGTTATGGTATTCCGGGATTTATCCACAAATTCAAATGAATATAATCCGGAAAAAGTGAAGACTCCGTATAAATGCTGGATAAGCGTAGGCAGATTCATGATTTTACTATGAATTATCAGGATTCTGCCTTTTAACGGCTTATGCTTTAATTATGAAAGGTCAAAAAAAATTGTCAAGGCTATTTTTTAGGCGGAATATCCGGTTTCTGCTCCTTCGCCTTTTTTTCTTTTTCTTTGACTTCTTCGTAATCGTCTATGATCCATTCCTGAAGATTAGCAATCATAGCAGCCGGGATACGGACAGGCACTTCCATGCCGTTCATTACACGGGGAAGCGTAGCGGTTCTCAATGTACTTAATTTGATTTTGTAGATTTCGATCTCGATGTCGTCTCCGCTTTCAAGGTCTTCGATTGCTTTCTCGTAATCCGAAAATAGCAATTCCTGTTTTAATTTTCCCGTAAATTTTCCGGTGTTGTCGCGTTCAAGCCATTCCTTTTCAATCTCCGTCCGTTTATTGACAAGCGGCATAATCGCTTCCTTGAATTTCGGATGCGCCCGCTGCATGGCATACCATGCGTCGTCATCGGGAATATTCGCAGTCGTCGCAATCGTGTTGAGATCGATCCATTTCCTGTAGGCTTCTTTTTTGGATAATTTAATTGTTTCCATTTAATTTTTCCTTTTTTTATGA